TTCTAACTGTTACCTTATCTGGGTTAGAAAAACTTCCAGACACAACAATAGTTTTAAATAAGTACTTTGCATCTTCAAATTGATATATTTGATTAGATAATAAAATATTCTTTGTTAAAACTAAGTCTCCAGCGGTATTTGATGTTCCATTAAAAGTCCAGCTTCCATCTCCATTATTAGTAACTGTAACACCATTTTTAACAAAAGAGTCTGCATCTAAATTTGCCAGATTATAGCCTTCCCTCATTTCTTGTCTACTTCCTCCATTTAATCTCCACTCAAATGGCATATTAGAGCTATCTTCAAGATGTATATCATTCCCACTTGCTTGTCCTTCTGGTATTTGTGCCTTTAACAGCTTATTTTCTTTTTTTATTTTAGTCAACTCTTCATCAACATCTTTTTTATTCTGTGCTATACCCTCTGCATTTTTCTCTATATTTTCATTCTGTGTTGTTTGTTCTTCTTGTATTGCTGTTATAGTTTCATTTGTTGTGCTATCGACTTTTTCTAAACTTTCTAGTTTTTTGTTTATAGTTCCAGCATTTTCATCTAGCTTGTCCCAGTTGTCATTTAATGTTTTTTCAATATCAAAATTATTTGTATTTGTTGTTGGATTGTCGTTCTTAAATAATTTTAAATTCGTTGTTTCGCTCATTTAAAACCTCCTATGCTGTTCTTTTCCACATATAGCAAGTTATGTATGGTTGCAATAATGATAGTGATGTAGAACCTGCAGAATTTGTTGTTTGTTGTCCTGATGCAGAAATTGTATGAGTGTGTCCTGCACCTCCACCTTTACTCTTTGCAAAATTTTCCACGTTCCTTAAAGTTTTACCCCAAGCAGTAGCTCCAGACAACGCATTAGCTTCCACTACTTGTGCAGAACCTCCGCTAGTCTGCCAAATATCATGTGTATGTGCGGGTATTTGATTTACTGTTAGTACTGTACTTCCAGTATTTCCTCCGTGATTATGACTTGCTATTGTGTGAGTATGTGAGATATTTGCAGTTTTTGAACCTCCAGCCTTTTCGACTGTTTTAAAGTCGTTGTCTGATGCATCGACTCCAACAGGTACTCTTCCACTTCCCCATAACACCCATGTTCCAAATCCTAAATATGTGGCTGGATTAATATTTGTTGTTTCCATTCTTATATGTCCAACCGGATTTTCTGCTTTTTTGACTTCTAAAATTGCATCATTTATAGCCATTTTTATATTATTTTGAAAAGTATCAAACATTTCTTTATTTAATTTCGTTTTACCATTTTGAAAGTCAATTTCAATCATTTTTTTCTCCTTTCAGCGTTTCTATTTCTTTCTTTAATTCTTCTATCTGTGCTTGTTGTTCTTTTACAATTGGATATAACACCGATGTCATTGAATAGTTATCAACTCCATCATTGTCTTCACTTGTTATCTTACTTGAATAATTAAAATTATCACCAATTACAAATCCAATGTGCTTTTTCTTGATATCATCTTGACTCTTTAAATTATACTTGTATATATCTGTATTATTTAAAATATCTATTGCTTCTTCTAATGTTAATTTTTCAAAGTTTTTCTTTTGACTTTCTAGTGATGTATTAACAAAAGATTCAGCATATACATTTCCATGAACAAGCAATTTCTTAAAGATTGAAACAAGAAATCCCCAATTTGCATTGCCGATTTGAACTCTTCCCTGTGTATTTGCTGCATAAGTTCCATTGTCGCCAGTTGATACATTGTACCAAGTATAAATTGGTTGAGTTACCCCATCATCATCATTCTTTCCTAACCCTAAGAAGTATGCATCTTTATCTATTGCAATTAGCAATCCTCTTTTAGATGAATCTGTCTCAATACCATCAGTTCCTATTTTTCCAACATGCACATTATTAAAATAATAATCTGTCCCGTTTTTATCAATTTGCATTAATATATTCCCTTTACTGTCTTTTGACCTCAGATAATTATTTTCTCCAACATCTATATTCCCTGAAAATGTTCCATTTTTAGCTTTCATATTTCCATCAATATCAACTAAGAAATTCCCGTTTGCTGAAACAGTTCCGTTGATATTGATTTTCTTGGCATCTATTGATACCGACTCAGCACTTTGATTAATTTTTGAAATAATTTCATTGTTTCCAACCTTCTTTCCAACCACAGAAGTTATATTATCCGTTGTTTGTTTGATATTAGAATATTGTTTTGTTGCACTTTCTTTTGTTTCATAAGTTTTACTTACTGAACTCGTAATCTCGCCAGCTTTTAAACTTATAGCACTATTCATTTCTGTTGTTGTGCTGTAATCTTCTAGTTTTTTATTTACTGATAAATCTACTGATTCCTTAGTTTGTTTTATCTCGCTATTCATTTCTACTTTTGTAGCAAAAGTATTTGAATATGCACTTTTTATTACATATTTTGCTTTTATTTTTGCTGTATAATTGTTTATTGTAATTGTATTAGTTCCTTCTTTTAGAGATATTTCAAGCTTTCCTAAGTCTTCTACACTTTCCTTTGCTTTAGTTGAGCCACTCTTGTTTACTCTTCTAATAACTTTAACTTGTCCATTTTCTAGAACAACCTCATCACATACTTTGCTATTTTGTCTTAATGCCTCTGTTATTCCTAATGAATATGTCTTTATATTGTTATCTTTATCAGTTACACTTATGAGGTCATCTCCTTCTAAATACAAGTCGTCATCTAATGTTAATTTATCATCTAGCAATAAATAATTAAATACTGTATTGTTTCCATATATGTGTAATTCTAGCAGGTTAGCCTCTATACAATTCTCTAATGTTACAGTCTTTATTCCTTCTGCTGTTCGAGTTAAGTCTTCAATATCTGATACCTTTTGAGATATGCTATCAACTGTTTGTTCTACTTTTGTTAGTTTTTGACTTTGTTCTGAGTTTTCCTGCACTAAATCTTGTATTAATCCTTCATTCTTCTTTGCTAATCTTTCGACTTTTAAAGTTTTCTTTTCCTCTTTTGTTGTAACTTTATATTCTGTATTTGTAGTTTCTGGCAAACCAGCTTCTATATCACTCGATATTCCTGTATTAATTGTTATATTAGCTTTTAAGTAATACGATTTATAAAAATTGTTTTCTTTATCACCAAGTTGTATGCAACTGCAAGGCTTTAACCACATTACTCCAACATCAGAAGCTTCAAATGCATAATATTCAAGTCCTTTTATTTGTTCAAACATTCCTTTAATAACTTGTTCTCTTTGAAATTCAATAAATTCATTTTCATCAAATCTAATTTCACATCTACCATTTTGTTCTATGCTCTTTTTGTCTGTTTCTTCAATATTGTCTTCTACATCTCCACGGCCTAAAACTAGAACATTTACAGGTCCAAATTTTTCTTTTATTGTTAAATCTGTCAAATAAGATTTATCTATTTTTTCTATAGTATCGTCGCTTACTTTATATAAATTCAGTTTATTATCTTCTATAAATGCGGTTGTCAATGTTGCCTGTGCTATTTTTTCTAAAACATCTCTATATGTTAATTCCTGTGCTGTAAAAAAATCTTCTTCAACATCTAAATCAGCATTATAAAAGTCTGTGGAATATAATTCTACTCCGCAGACTTCACACATTTTTTGTACTAATTTTAACATTTTGCAAGGATATTTTAATTGTAATTCTGACTGTTTAAATGTTTTCATAAATCTAATCATTCTGTCATATCCAGTTACTGTTATTTCATCTTTTTTCTTGCTATCTTCGACATCTTTTATAAAATAATTTCCTAAATCTACATATTCAAATTTATTGTTAATAAATAATCCATATTGAAAATTAATATCTTTGTCCTTTATTTCATTTGCATTTTTTACAGTAATTTCAACTTGTTTCATTATTGTTTTAAACAATTGACCATTGAAACTATATTTTAGTTCTTTTGCTATTGTTTCTTTCTGTTTTCTTAATTTCCAAACTGGCAATGCATTAAAAATATGTACTGGCATCATATGCACTTCTTTAACTGTCAATTCGCCATCACATATACTTAACTTTATATTTTGTTGTTTTATTTTTTTTGTTATATTCTTAAATTCATTACTTACACTCATGTTAATTGTGGCCTCCTATCTATTGCAGTAAGCATTACTGAAAATTCATTCCAATAACCACCACACGCAAGTGGACTACTTTTTATTGCCTGACCATTGTAGAAATCTTCTGAAAATAAATCACCTTGTTTATAATTGTTCATATCCTTTTCTAATGAAAATTGAACATCCTCTAAAAAAGGATGTTCAAGTAATTTTTTTATTAAATTATATTCTTCATCTGATACTATTCCAAACTTTATTTCTAAAGTTGTAAAATATCCTATAAATGTGCCACTATAATGTCCATCTA